GGTAGTTGTGGTTAAACTCATGAAACTGGTGTAGGCTTCCAAAAGTTGTTCCTCAGAGAAAGCACCCAAGAAGTACTTGACAAATTCCCAAACACACGCCATAAACACTCCAGTGTTACGCTTATCGAATTCAGCATGGTCGAAATCGAAAAGTAGAGGCCGGTGGTCGGGGTCAATTTCATGCAACTTCTTAGCAAGACGGTCCCAATCCAATCCATACGGATTCATACCGGGGCCGAAAGAATTGTCTATTCTGTTTTCAAACATGAAGATTAACAAATACATAAAATTCACCCGCATGATAATAGTTTTATCAAGGGGAGAAGCGGAGACAAGTCTAGTTTGACCAGAGTCAACCTTGGACAGCTTGCGCAATTCGTCCTTGAGAATATCAATATATTTCCAGGGGGGAATAATACCTTGCTTTAGCAATTCACGCTGCTTATCACAGTGTTCAAAAAGTTTAACTAATTCAGGATCACCCAGGTCAACCTCAGGTAAGACACCTAACCAAAATTTTTTTTCTTTAAGTCCTGAAACAGTATTCCATGGGAAACCAGGCGAAGTGGTTCTATCCATAGGCTTGGCAAAATCACGACCAGGAATACCTTTAACAACTTCCGGATAACCCATTTGTCGTATAGGCTGCCTATCCTGACTGCGTTTCTCAGTCATCATGGCAGAATAGATGGCAATCCAGTGTAACACCTTTATATTGTATTTCTTCACTGGACGTCCATATCCCTGAGTGGCTATCTTTCTAGGATCAACCATCTCCCCATTATAAACAAAGGGCCTAAGGTGGGCAGGCTTAAAAACGGTTTTAAGGCCGATAGTTTCCTGCTCTCTGAAAATAGGGGACCTTTGCAACACAGTAGAACTAGGTTGATTGGGCGGCATATGTGTCTCAAATAGAGCTATAGATGAATCGGAAACTGGAGGAACATCACAAGTAACAGGCTCAACTCGTACGAGTTCTCTACCATCTTTCTTATAATCACTATACAAATCTTCCTCGCGTATTGTGGTAATAGGTGCCCTATTATCGTCAATATTGGCGAAGAGTTTCTTATCAGTGATAAACTTATAGTTCTTCTTCTTAGGACTAAGAAGACCATTACCTTGCGGCACTATAGTTACCTTCATCTTACCCTTATTCTTCATATGGCTCATAGCTTGAACCATCTCAGAATCAGT